AAACACGATCGCACCCTGGACGGTGCGATAGGCCTTCAACGGCCTAAAACAAGCCACAGAGAGCTGTCCTAAAGGCGGTAGCCACCGCGCATAGGCTGAGCCCGAAAATTAGCGGGATGACCGCCACGGGCGGTCTTAGAGAACAAACGCTTAGACGCACCAGACTTCATCTTAAAACGCTTCATAACAACCTCCATAAAAGACACAAAAAAAGGGCGCTAGGGTTTTAAACTGAGGCGGCCAACCTAAAGAAACAGCCTTTTCAGATCCCTAGCACCCAGCATTGTACAGGAAAACCTGTCAATGCGCACAGTTAATAACAAGCGACCTAACTGTGCGACCTAATCGGTCAAAATAACACGCTGCTTCAACTTACGAAACAGCGAAACCTCACGCTCATAAACCTTACGCACCTGCTCCGGCTTCTTCGGATCACGCGAAGCACGATCAAGCTGGGAAATATGAGTGTCCAAGGCATCGGCAATACCCTGAATTTCCTCAGTCGTAAACTCCTTAGCCTTACCAGCCATTACACACCCTCCTTCGTCGGCAACATCTGGACACCATTACCCAGATTAACAAACACATCATACGACAAGGCAACGCCCTTGTCATCATCAAATTCACCAATGCCGAACATAGTATAATCGGCAGGGTTCATGCCAAACTGATGCTGAGGATCAGCAACAGACGCCTTAAACGCACGGACGGCCTCGCCGTCAGCACGCATAAACAACGGACGCATCCAAACTTGCGCCTTACTATCATACACCGAATACATCTTATGTTTCATAGGAACCTCCATTGACGAAACACGCAAACAATACAACAAAAAAAACGGGGGCGCAAGGCCCCCGTCTGCATTCATGGCGTCGCTTCGCTCCATGCTCCGCCACACTCTAGCGCCGTGTAGGCGCTTACTTTGGATCATTACCCGGAGGATTAACAACCTCGACACGAACAGGACCCGGTTCAGGCTTGGGAGCCTCACGCAAACCAAGCTTAATAAGCTCGTCCGCATTAGCCGGGTCATTAACAAAAGCCAAAAACTTAGAAGGATCATTATCAAAACGCTTACGCAACTCCGCATTAAGAGCGGAAAACTCACTACGCGCCTGCAAAATCAAATTCTGAGCTTCCAGAAAATCAGGCGCACCAATATTAGAAACGTACCTAGGACTAGCACCCGGATGCTGCGGGAACAAACCAGTCTTCTGATAACGCTTCATTAAAACATTAATATCGCACTCCTCCTTAAACTCCTGCTTAGTCAGAGAAGGCTTAAGAAAACGTTTCACTAACCTAGGCCTCTCACGAACACGAATAGCAGTAGTCGGATCATACTTAAAAACAGAAACTTCAGACTTAGCCATGTCACTTCCCTTTCAGCAAAGACTTAGCACTATGGGTGCTATCCAAAAACGGGTTCGCTTCACGCGCACCCGCACCAAAACGCAACAACAACTTACCAAGATCGGTCTCAAAGAACTTCGCACGCTCTTCATCAGCAACAGCAGCACGCTTAGCAGAATGCCACTGCTGCTCCATAATCTTATTCTCCTGCTGAAGATTATCACGACGATCTTGCACTTCACCAACCTGTTCACGAATTAAATCAGAGGTCTGAGCAGCGTTATACCACTGCTGCGCCGTCAGATCACCCTGAGTACGCTTCAACGCAGTATCAGCACGAATTTGAGGAACGCTTTCCTCATTCACCTTCTCCCGAGACTTACTCTCGGCAGTATCCTGAGCAACCTTATCAAGCTCAGTCTCAATACGAGCAGCTTCTACTGCATTAGCAGCGCCTTTCTCCCACGAAGCTTGCTCATTAACCATAGGTATAACATTACCAGCCGGTGTAGACGCACCGGCCCCACCAGCAGATAAAATAGGATTAAGACCAGCAGCACGCAAATCAGCGACTTCTCGCTGATGAGCTGTACTAGACATACGCTCTTGCCAAGCACGATTTTCAGCAGCGATCTCACTGTTAGTCTCGTTCGCATCCTGCTGACCCTTCATGCTCATGAAGGACCCAGCAAGCTGGGCCCCAGCACCAATAATAGCGCCCCAAACCATTAGAAATGATCAATCAGGCCAGGAACCGAATACACAGGCATCGGCCGGGCGCAATGGAGCTTAAAATAACCATCAAACAACACATGCGGTTCAGACGGAACCGCAATAACACGATCAAGCGGCGGGTCTTCTTCGATAAACTCGTCATTCAACTGCGGATTAACCAAATCCTGCGACAAATGCCAAACATCCAACGACTGAGCAAACGACGAACGATACTCACCAGTAACCATAGACGGGAAATAACGATAATCAGCACTACGCTCCTGATAACCCCAAACATCACCATCGGTAGCCGTACCAGTAGCATAAATCTCCTGATACAAAACTGCCTGCTCACCAATATGAGAAAACGCAGGCCAATAGAAATCGAACCGCGTCTGACGCGACCACATACGACGCATACCCTGCTGATACGTAAGATCAGCACGCAGAGACACAAGACCAATAATAAGACAATGCTCCGTGAAAGATTTCACGAAACCATGACCATGAATAGACGAAGTACCAAAAGCCGCCAGATTACCCTGCGGACTTGCAACAGTCGTTTCAGAATTCTGAACGACCGGATGAATATTAAAATAAGACTGACCACCACCGAGAAACTCAGGACGCTGCAAACGAGCATCGTCAGACTGAACACCGAAATGAGCCAAAATAATCTCAGTATAACGCGTACCACCGCGAGCATCACGCTCATAAAGCTTCTGAACCTGAAAAGCCTGCCGAAGCTGATTAATAGTAGCCGCAGTAGCTGCGGTCAAATCAGCATAAATAAGCGGACTATCCGGATTGGTAGCAGTATCGCCACGCAAAACAAAAATATCTTGGTTAGACATATTGCCAGCCGGCGCACCAGCCGTTAAAGTACGACTAGTACCAGTCTCAAGCATAGTACCAGATGTCTGAGCATAACCAAACGAACCGCCAGAAAGCGGACCAATACCAAGAACAGGAGCCGATGTACCCAACGGCAAATCTACAGCCGGGCCCTTCTGAGGCCAGGGCAAAGAACTAGTAAAATAATCATGGCGCTTACCGCGCCTCTTAAGAACATAATCAGTCGGATTATCAGGACCATCATCAACATCAACAACTATACTATCTTGCAAATTCTGGTCACGAAACCACTCATTCCAAATTAAATTATACGCACGCAACAACAAACTATCATGAGTAATAGTACCAGCAGGATCAACCTGCCCAGACACTGGCAGACCCATATAATCATAAATCGTATTAGCAGCATAACCACCGACAGGACTTGTCATTGTCGGAACCAAAAAATCCGTACTATCACCCGGATTACGCTGCTCACCATTAAACTTCTGCCAATTATCCCAAACAAGACGATACGGAACCGCAAAGAAATGAGTATTCAGATAAATATTATCCATAATAGGATGCAGAGGCGTAGCCAACCGAGCAAACGCACTCATCTGCATCTTAAAAGTATCACCCGGCAAAGCCTCATCCACATATATAGGAATGAGATAACCAGCATCGAACGTAGTCTTATGAGCAAACGTCCGATCAAAAGCGGACCTCGGAATATCCGCACTAGGAACCTTAGAAAAATCATGCACCATCACAGACGGCATGTTCATATTCATACCACATCACTCCTCTTAAGGCGCTTCACGCGCAGTTGAGTTACAGTCTCACGCACTTTCAAACGACGATCCTGACTATCAGTCTCAACCAACAGAGGATCACCATGCTTGCGCATACGCGCATGCTTCACACCGAGCATAGCGCTCGGAAAATTCAACTCATACAAATCACCATAAAAGCGAGGAACGGCAAGTTTCTTGCCGTCATGAACAATAAAATCCGAAGGGAAAACATCCCTATGATGCTTGGCAAACCAAGCCTTACCAATACCCTTAGACATCTTAGTATACTCCGGACGTAACGACCCATAATGAGCAACTGCACCATCACCAGTAACTTTCTTCATAATATAACGCGCAACATAACCGGCGCTCTCAATAGACACCGACCCAATCTCACACATACCGGGATCAGACATCTTCCAAACATCATCAAGCAATTCGGACGAATAAATCTTGTCACCAATAGCGTTAACACGCTTATATTTCTTATCCGGAAAATCATAATTAAAAATGCACGCATGATAATGCGGCCTACCTAACTTCTCACCATATTCACCACACATATAAAAACGAATTTTGCCCTTAAAACCATGATAACTAGCACGCTCTTTCAGACGCTTCATAAACTTCTGATAATCAGAATGACGCAAAGAACCATCATCGGGCAAATTCAAATCATTATACGTCAACGTAATAAAACAATTATTCTCATACTGCTTTGCTTCATGAACACACCGCAAAGCCCAGGTAGACGCACGCTGCAAACGACAACCGACACACTGACCACAAGGAAGGATCAGGGCCCGCTCGATGTGGCCCTGACACTTAAACACGATCGCACCCTGGACGGTGCGATAGGCCTTCAACGGCCTAAAACAAGCCACAGAGAGCTGTCCTAAAGGCGGTAGCCACCGCGCATAGGCTGAGCCCGAAAATTAGCGGGATGAC